GAACTCAACCACCCCGATACCCTGACCATCAACCTGGACCGGGTCTCCCACATCATCACCGAGGTCGGCATGGATGGCAACAACGCCATCGGCAAGATGAAGCTGCTCAACACCCCGACCGGCAACATCGCCAAGGCCCTGATCGACGGCGGCGTCCGTCTCGGCGTCTCCTCCCGCGGCACCGGCAACGTCAATGAAGGCGGCAACGTCTCTGACTTCGCCTTCGTTACGGTAGATATCGTCTCCCAGCCATCGGCTCCTGGTGCCTACCCTGACGCCATCACGGAGGCCCTCGGTTCCAAGAAGGTGATGTCCCTGGCCGAAGCCGTCGTGCATGATGCCAAGGCACAGGCCTTCTTCAAGAAGGAGATCAACGATCTCCTGGCAGCCATCCGCAAAGGAAAGTAAACCATGGCATTCAATATGAAGACGGCCGATGGCCTGATGAAGGGCTTTCAGGCTCATGTCAGGATGTGCTTCGACGAGCGCCCAGCCTACGGCCTGAAGAACCTCATCCGTGATATCTACAAGGAAGCCGACACCCAGGGCCTGGTAGGACCAGAGCTGGCAAAGCTCAAGCAGCTGGTGGTCGACATGCAGAAGAAGTATGACACCAAGAAGTCCGTCAAGGAAGGCAAGGAGCTGACGGCTGCCGAGGTTGAAGCTATCCTCCTCAAGAAGTTTGGCAAGCCCCTGGAAATGGTAAACGTTCCTGATATCAAAGATGCCATGGAGAAGATGTGTGATGCTAACATCTCCGCGGTCCACGGTTGTCACGAACTCAGCATCGATCTCAACGCAAGGATAAAAAGCGGGAAAATCCCGTTACCCAAGAAAGTTCTTGGTCGCAGCGCCGATGATATCCGTGACCACCTGGAACAGAAGCACGGTCAGAAGATGGAACGCATGAGCCCACAGAAGCGACACGATGCCCTCAATGCCCATGCCGAAAACAACCCAGACGATGCGCGCGGCGTAGCCGCCCTGCATAACGACCTGGAAGCCGTTGCCTCCGGAAACCACCTCGGTCAACGCAAGCCAGCCATGAAGGAAGGCGTCAACACCATGTTCCCGAAGCTCAGCCTCTTTACCTCACTGATCGAAGATGGTGTTCCATCTGAATACCAGAAGCAGGTACCCCGCGGCCACGAAAACACGGCCCGTATCAAGTGCCCGTGGTGTGGCGATTCTTCCAAGAAGGCCTTCGAATGGGAAAACAATAACGGCAAGTGTGCCAAGTGCCACAAGTCCCTCTACAAGCCAGGTCAAAGACCTCTTGCCCAGGAAGCTCTGCTGCCTGAAGAGAAGGAAGAAGCCGTGCCGATGGGCAAGAAGGAAGTTCTGGCCGCCCTGAAGGACATGACCCCGGCCGACCGGAAGGCCGTCCACACCAAGCTCATGGCCATGGTAGAGGCCGACGAGGCAGAGGCTGAGTGAAGCTGGCTGAGCTTCAGCGTGAGAACTTGATAGCCGAAGCCAAGGCTCCTCCCGAGCCGATGCTCTGGGACCTGCTGAAGGCGTCCGTGAAGGACCACGACTACGGCATGATGGACTCACCGAAGCTTCGCCGGGCCGTGCAAGCCAAGATCTTCCTGCCTATCATTGAGAAGTGGATGGACCACCCGTTCGCAGCGCTTGACAGCAAGAACCTGGCACTGGCCAACATCCTCGTCAATGATATACCCAACCACCTTGCCGTCTCTCCTGCTCTGCGGGAACTCGGCGGCCGGTTCTTGAAAAAGCTCGAAGCTCAGGTAGCTGCCCTTGAAAAGCTGAGGGACGATCCGAAGGCACGAGGTGCAGCTAAGCCCCGCTACGGCGTTGAGGTCTATGTTGACAACCTGCAGCGCATCGAAGCCTACATCACCAAGCTGAAGCCGCTTCTTGGAGAATAAGCAGTGAAGGTCCAGGAACTACTTGCCCAGAGTGAACTCATCAACGAGGGCTTCTGGGCCATCTCCGTCAACGGCAGCGATACCGCCGGTGATCTCTGGGGCAACTGTCAGGACATGATGGAGCACGCTGACTACGGCATGCTCGATAGTCCGAAGCTCAAGCTGGCAGCCCAAGCCAAGCTCCTCCTGCCGGTCCTGAAGAGAGCTCTCGAGGATACCGAAACCGATAGCGATCCCTACAACACCCATCCAACCCTCAACGTCGCCATGGTCCTGGTAGAGAAGCTCAAGGAACAGCTCGCGGTCTCTAAGCCCCTGCGGGAGTTTGGTGCCAAGGTCGCCCAGCAGCTGAAGACGGAAGCTGAAGCTCGCCAGAACCAGAAGCACGAATACACCGTCGCCATGATCCGCTTCGCCGGTGAGCTTGATAAGCTCACGAAATGACCTCCCGGCCATCGTAAATACCCATACCCCCACATCAATAGGAGCGTAAGAATGGACCACAAGGAAACCCTCAAGGGCATGCTGCAGGACATCATCAACGGCAAGGACGAACAGGCCGCTGCTGCCATGCACGACTACTTCGTTGCCAAGACCCGCGAAGTGGCTGGCCTCGGCGGTAGCGCTGATGCTGGTATGGACCTCGACGAGCTCACCCAGGGTGGTGACGGCGAGGCCGAATAAGTAACCGGGCGCACGGTTTTTGCCGTGTTTTTACGGCCCGTAATAAATATGTTCACGTGAGAGGTTCCATTATGTGGAACCTGAGAAAAGAGAGCAGCGCAAGCTGTGATGTGCAACCAATAGGAGAATGCAATGGATGAAATCCTGAACAAGCTGCTGCAATCCGAGCTTCTCAGCGAAGAAACCAAGGCCGAGATCTCTGAGCAATGGACGTCGTCTGTTGAGTCCTTCAAGACGCAAGTCCGTGAAGAGACCTCAATGGAAGTCCGTGCCGAGCTGGCTGAACAGTGGGTCACCGAGCGTGACGAGCTGATCGGCAAGGTCGATGAGTTCGTGGCTGAAGCCCTCACGAAGGAACTGGGTGAGCTCAAGGGCGACATCGAGCGCTTCCGTGACCTCGAAGCCGAAATGGCCGAGAAGCTGGTCGAAGAGAAGCACCGCCTCGCCGGTGAAGTCGCTACCGAACTCGACGCCCTCGTCGACAAGATCGACACCTTCTTCGAGATGCGCCTGACCGCCGAGATCGATGAGCTCAAGGAAGACCTCGAGATCGTCAAGCAGAACGAGTTCGGCCGCCGTATGTTCGAGGCCTTCGCCACCGAGTACGCCAAGAACTACGTCGACGAGGACGCCGTCCAATCGAAGCTCTCCATCGCCGAAGCCAAGCTGGCCGACGCCGAGAAGCGCCTCAATGAAGCCGAAGAGCGCAACGCTCAAGCCCTCCGTACCGCCAAGCTGGAAGAGATCCTCTCCCCGCTGACCGGCAAGAAGCGCGAGCAGATGGCCATGATCCTCAAGAACGTCGACACGTCGCGTCTTGAAGAGTCCTACAAGTTCTTCATCGGCCGCATCATGAAGGAAGGTGACGAGGCTCCTGCCGCCCGTACCACCGCCCTGACTGAAGCTGTCGCCGCCCCAACGACGGTCATCACCGGCAACACCGGTGAAACCGCAACCCCGCAAAAGGCCGGCCAGCTCTCGGAAGAGAAGCTGACTGCTCTGAAGCGCCTCGCAGGTATCCGCGCGTAAGCGGAACTCAACTGCCAACTCACAAGGAGACTTACCATGCAACTGTTCGAACACTGGCAAGAGACCAAAGAGGCCCTTCTCGAAGGTCTTCAAGGCTCAAAGAAGCAAGTCGTTGACACGCTTCTCGAAAACCAAAAGCGCCACCTGATGGAAACGGCCTTCCCGGCCACCGCCAACTCTGCTGGCGACATCAGCAACTTCCAGAAGATCGTCATCCCGATGATCCGTCGTATCCTCCCGGGTACCATCAGCTCTGACCTCGTTGGCGTTCAGCCGATGTCCGGCCCAGTCGGCCTGGTCTACTCGCTGCGTTTCGCCTTCGCTGAAGCCGCTGACGCCACCGGCCCGAACGTCGTTGCTGGCAACGACATCAATGCTGGCGACGAAGCCTTCGGTCAATACGGTGCCAACGCATCGAAGATGAAGCGTTTCTACTCGTCCGCCAACGTCGGCACCACCGGCTACCCACCTGCCCTGACGGCTGCTACCTCGAACGGCTTCGCTGCTTCGACCGGCAACTTCGAAGGCTTCGGCGGCAAGTCGATGCGTCTCTCCGTTCTGAAGCAGACCATCACCGCCGGCTCGCGCAAGCTGCAGGCACGTTGGACGATGGAAGCCGCTCAGGACCTGAACGCCCAGCACGGCCTGGACCTCGAGTCCGAGCTGACCGCTGCGCTGTCGGCCCAGATCGCTCACGAAATCGACAACGAGATCCTGACCGACCTGCTCCAGCTGGCCAACACGACCTCGACGTATGACTTCGCTGCTCCGACCCCGGGCTTCGCACCGAACTACATCGGCGATCGTTACGCCCACCTCGGCATCCTGATCAACAAGATGGCCAACGAGATCGGCGCCAAGACCCGTCGTGGACCTGGCAACTGGCTCGTCGGCGGTCACCTGATCGTTTCGATGCTGCAGTCGGCTGCTAAGTCGGTCTTCGCACCGGCCGTCAGCGGTACCTTCGCTGACCCGACCGGCAACAAGATGGTCGGTACCCTCAACGGTTCCATCAAGGTCTACTCGTACAACTGGGGTATCAACGATGCCTTCCAGCTGTCTGGTTCCGGCGCTGGCGTGTTCAACGCCGCTGGTGACCAGGGCGAAGACGTCCTGATGGGCTTCAAGGGTGGTGCTTCCGAGCTCGACTCCGGCTACTTCTACTGCCCGTACATCCCGTTGATGTCCACCGGCGTTGTTGTTGACCCGAACACCTTCATGCCGGCCGTCAGCCTGATGACCCGATATGGTAAGGCCACGTTCACGTCGGCTTCTACCAGCCTCGGTAACTCAGCAGACTACTACGCTCGGATCCGCGTCCAGAACGTCGCGTTCAGCTGATCTCAGGTTGAGACACCTGCTTAGGCAGGTTGCAAGATGAAAGAGGGACCTACGGGTCCCTCTTCTGCTTTCCGGGGCCTAAATAGCACCATGCTTCTCTCTGACCTCTTCGAATCCTCTGTTCTGCCTGATAGCGTCCGCTCCTTTCAGTTGGGAAAGCTCTTCGCCTCCTACCTACTGGTCCTCCTTGAAGAGTACAAGGACAACTGCACGCTGGTGCTGACTTCGATCTATGCCGACACCGATCAGCCGGCGATGGTCGCTCACTTCGACTACATCAAGCGGCCAACGAAGCCTGCTCGGGCCAAACTAGTTGCCCTTGCCACCAGAATGAAGATCGACCCATGGCACCTCAGGATGGACGGCGACTACCATGCCGGGAAGGCGTTTAACGCCACCCTGAGCTACGAGGACCGGGACAGCTCTAACTTCTTTCTGAACGTCGAGAAGTTCCGAGCAGGCTTCCTATCGGTCGCGCTGCCTTCGGCCGTCGACGACACCCTGGCCTGGTCGACCTGACATGAAGATCGCTGACCTCTTCGAATCCTCTGTCCTACCTGACAACGTCCTCTCCTACCAGGTCGGGAAGTTCTTTGCCAGCACGGTCACGGCGATACCTGGTAAGCTTGGCACCAAAACCCTTGGCACCGTCCATCGGGTGGTGGTCTCTCCGAACGACTGTTACCTCTCGGTCTACGTTCGGTTCAGCACCGATGAGGTCGGTGTCTCACGCCATGTCGCCCATCGGAAGTTTACACTGATGACTATAGCCTCGTTGGTCAAGCCCTTCAAGCTGGACCCGAAGGACTATCGGATGGGCGTGCGTCGGCCTGACTTCTCTGATGATCTACCTGGAAACGCCATCGAGTTTGAGATCTTCGTCACCAAGATTGCCGAGTTTCCGGTTGATGTAGAGAAGCTGAAGGCCGGCTTCGACTCGATCGGTCTGCCGAAGAAGATCAAGGTGGAGTGGACCTGATAAAGTCCCTGCGCAGGCAAGCAGCTGTGCTACAATAGCGTCATGCTCAGCCTATCCGACCTCATCACCGCCCGGGAAACCGCCCGCCAACGGCTCAAGATCCACAACCTGAAGGGCGCCACCCTCCGCAAGGATCTGGAAGCCGCCGTTGAGAACGTGCAGAACGCCTGTCCTCACAAGGATGTCAAGCATGACACCAAGTACCACGGTGGTGGCTACGACTACTGCGCCCAGACCGATCACACCTGGACCTGCAACACCTGCGGTCTTCTCCTCAAGCACGAAACGGAACAACACCATGGCCACTTCGGTTGACTACGACACCGCCCTTGCCTTCCTCATCGAGGAGGCCCTTCCTGACATGGCCTTTGACTTCGAGGGCGAGATCCAAGAGGGCACCCGCCTTGATGACCTGCACCTCGACAGCCTTGACGTCGTCGAGCTCATCATGATGCTGGAAGACGAGTTCAACATCGAGATCGATGACCACGCCGTTGGCACCCCGAAGACCGTCGGCGACGTCGCCAAGATCGTCACCCACACCGTCTGATCCCGTGGGCCCCGTCCTTCGACTGAAGGCCCATCACTACGCCATCCCAGGTAAGGATCGGGTCAGCGACATCGGCCAGGCAGTTGATGCCTGCGTCAAGGAGCTCGTCGCTCCTCTGGGTGCCGTGCCTTCACCGCAGTTCGCGCCGCACGACTACCTACTCGACGGCGTCTACCACGAGATCAAGAGCAGCGCCGGTACCTGGCTCTCCATCCCTAACTCCGAGCTGGAGTTTGCGACCGAAGAGATCGATGAAGGTCGAGACGTCATCTACGACGTCGTCCTGCAGCTCGACATGCAGTCGGCTCGGTTCCTTGGCTCGGTGCCGATGAGCCAGTTCTACCACCTCGTCGAGCCCTCGAAGTTCCTGACCTGGCGGCTGCTGCCTACCGGTTGGGTCCAAGAGCGCAGCCACCGGGTCCTCCTCTCGAAGGTCAAGCCCCTTCTGACCTGACAACAGGTCTGCCGGCTCTCCGTCGGTGATACAATCTTCACATGCTCCTAACCAAGGAGCAACCATGACTTTGCCTGACCAATACCTTTCCAGCGCCGATGCCGTCTCGGACTTCGAGTTCAACTTCGACGGTTCCTTCTATGACGGCGACTGGGTGGCCGACAACCAGGACATGTACGAGAAGTTCGGTGTCATCGACGTCGTTGAAGGTCTCGACAAGACGAAGCTTCTCAAGTTCGTCGAGTTCCGCATCAACTTCCTGCAGGAAGAACTTGACGAGGCCAAGAAGGCCTTCGCTCAGCTGAGCGATGTCCATGCCAAGACCGAGGCGGAGCCCGCTGTCGGTGACGCCCTGGTAGCCGAGTACCGTGACAAGCTCGTCGTCGAGAACGGTGACGACCTCGTCGATGCGATGATCGATCTCTGCGTCGTCGCCATCGGCACCCTCAATGCCCTGCAGGTCGACGCCTATGAGGCCTGGGACCGGGTACACACCGCCAACATGACAAAGCAGGTTGGCATCAAGGCCTCCCGTCCGAACCCGCTCGGCCTGCCCGACCTCATCAAACCAGCCGGTTGGGTCGGCCCGACGCACGCCGACAACATCGGTCTGCTGGCCCGCTTCACCACTACCGGCTACGTTGGTGATGATCTGATCGACGATGCTGGGAGCGTCGTATGACCCTCGACGAGTTCCTGGACCTGGAAACGGCCGAAGGCGACAAGGAGGCCCACCAGATGAACTGGGTCGCCAACACGATCATCGGCCAGAACCCTCGCCTGCTGCGAGGCGACAACATCCCCGGCCCCGTCTCCATGGTCTGCAACGGCCGGTACTCTCCTGAGCCGGTCCTACAGAACCCGCTGGAGTGGAACTCGCCCGACCTTCGGGTCGCAGTCGAGCAGAAGACGATCAAGGCCACCGTTGAGCAGGTCCTCACCGGCCACCCGTGGCTCGACATCGAGGTCGGCAAGCACAACTACCTTCACATGAGGGGCGTCCTCCTCAGCGGTCCCTTCGCCAACAAGAAGCCGGGTGACCTCGTCCGGGCCCACATCGGCAGCCTGCCCATCGATGTCGCCCTGACGAAGGACCACATCGACGCGACGACCTACTTCGTCATCTCCTACGCCCTCTCGGTATGAGCGACTTCTCCAACAACCTCTCACCGGCGGAAGCCGAACGGCTGGCCGTTCTTCTCGAGGAGATGGGCGAGGCCGCCCAGGTCATCGGCAAGATCCTCCGTCACGGCTACGAGAGCCGCAGCCCCTTCGACCCTGACAGCGACACCAACCGTGAGGCCCTCGTCCGAGAGCTTGGCGACGTCCTGGTGGCGATCGAGTTCCTCGCGGAAACCAAGGACATCTCGGAGACCGACATCGACGACCGGATGCGGGTCAAGCGTCACCGGATCTGGGACTTTCTGCACCACCAAACGCGTTGACCACGCCCATAAATAGCCTACATCACCCGTAGGTAGCCCATGTCACGACGCATCTCGATCCTCTCTGTCACCCAGTCCGGCGGTAACCCAGGTTCCTTCATCATTGGGCCGGCCCCAGGCAACACCTCCGGTGACTGGACCTCCGTCTTCCAAGGTCGCTTCTACCGTGACAGCGTCGGCAACACGCAGCCGTTCTACTCGTCAGCCACCACTCCGGCCGGCTACACCCTCATCGAGGCCACCACCTTCACGGTGACCGACAACCCATCCTACGCCGGTCGCTACACCGTCTGGACCCAGCCGTCGGCCCTCGGCCAGACCTCCTCTTCCTTCTCCAGCGGCCAGACAACCGTCCGGGTCGTGGAGACCGTCGGCAACCCCTCCAGCCCGGCCGATGCCACCTCCGGCACCATCACCAACATCAGCACCTACTACATCGCCGTTGCCGGCGAGGGCGCCATGGTGGTACCGCCTGGCGTTGAGATGGCCGGTCGTCCGGTCGATATCGTCGGTCGGGGCTTCTCCGGTTGGGGAGAGATCTTCCTGCAGAACCAGGTCCTGGCGGTGCAGAACTTCGCTGGTCCTACCGCGCCGGTGAACCCCTTCATCGGGCAGGGCTGGTATGACACGACCGCCGGTGTCCTCAAGATCTGGGGCGGTTCCTCCTACACCGCCATCAACGCCGGCGTCACCTCCTTCCGGCACACCCAAACCACGGCGCAGACGACCTGGACGGTGACCCACAACCTCGGAGCTCCGGCACCCTACGTCGTGCTGTCGCAGTTCTTCATCGACACCGGTGGCGGTGTCTACAAGGCCATCCTGCCTTTCGACATCACCTTCGTCGATGCCAACACCCTGACCGTCTCCTTCACGGGCTCCTACACCGGTTACGCGTTGGTGAGGTTGTAACCAGTCTTCAGTGTACATCGCGGTAGGGCTGTGATACAATAGCCCTATGAGCACACCACTGACCGTACACGACTTCGACCTTGCCACAGAATGGTACTCGGCTGCCGATGGCCGTACCGTACGGCGTGAACACGGTCTGACACCGAACGGTAACCCACTGTGTGGGCGATGGGTGCTCCGGGAAGCCGACGGTGCCTTCGTCGACTACGATCAGTACCGCTACGACCTCTTCTCGATGTACGACTTCACCGCACCGCCGGGGATCGAATGAATATCTTCGTTCTCGATCGCGATCCAATCCAAGCCGCCAAGGACCAGTGTGATAAGCACCTGGTGAAGATGATCTTGGAATACGGTCAGATGCTGTCGACGGCCCATCGTCTTCTCGATGGCGAGCTGGTCACCGGCTTCGACCACCAGCAGCGGGTAAAGCCGAAGAAGTTTTGGCTCTTCGACGGCGAGACGCCGGAGGTCCAGGAGTTCATCGATCCGGAGAAGGGCAAGATCTACAAGTGGGTCGTTCCTAACGCCATCATGTACCAGGTCGCCCATGCCCAGCATCCCTGCTCCGTCTGGGCCCGGGCCAACCAGAACAACTACCGTTGGCTCTTCGACCTCTTCGAGGCCACCCTCACCGAGTACACCCGCCGCTATCGCAAGACCCATTCGGCAGCCAGGCTCGTGCCTCACCTCTTCCCTCGCCCAAAGAACATCCCATGGGGCAACCTGACCGACTTCGCCCAGGCGATGCCCGAGGAGTACAAGCATGAAGACGCTGTGGAGGCGTATCGTCGCTTCTATGTTGGCGAGAAGGCTCGCTTCGCTCGCTGGACCGACACGCCGGTCCCTACCTGGTTCATCAATCGTCTGGAGGGGCAAGATGCCACCCATTTCCAAAGAACGTCTCGAGTGGATTGAGGCTCGCCTCTTCATCCTGGCCCGCACCCTTGGTGTTCTCAACGAGAAGGGCTACACCTACGCCCAGCGCGTCAAGGATAGCAACCATGTCTACCTGACACAGGCCGCTGCCGACCTGCAGGCCGAGCGCATCCTCCTGATGGCGGAACGTGAAGCCATCGAAGTCTACCTCAACGAAGAAGGAGCCAAGTAATGGCAGCCGTTCTTTCTCACGTGTACGTTGTAGATTGTGAAGCCACCTGCTGGGAGACCAAGCAGGAGCAGGGCAACCAGCCCAATGAGGTCATCGAGATCGGTATCTGCGTTCTCGAGCTGAAGACCGGCAAGATCCTCGACCCTTCCGGCTACGTCGTCAAGCCCCTCCACACGAAGGTCTCGCCCTTCTGCACGAAGCTCACCGGTTGGACGCAGGCCGAGATCGACGAAGGCTCGGCCATCCAGGATGTTCTCCACGCTATCGCGGCTGACTACCACATGACGAAGGACCACATCTGGTTCTCGTGCGGCGAATACGACAGGGTGAAGCTTGGTTCGTCGGGCCGAGGTAGCTTGATGGACCTCTACGGCATCAAGCGTGAATCCAACCCCTTCGCCTGGATGCGGGCCCACGTCAACATCAAGACCCTCTTCGCCATGAAGCACAAGCTGGGCCGGGAGATGGGGATGGACAAGATGCTGGCCCACATCGGTGAGCCGTTGGAAGGCCAGCACCACAAGGGCGTCGACGACGCCTACAACATCGCCAAGATCGTCCGCTCGGTGCTGGCATGAAGCCGCTCCTCCTGGCGGTGCTGCTTGGGTTCTCGATGGGAGCTCGGGCCCAGGCAGTTCCGATTCAGGCCATCCAGCCCGATGTCCGAGCGCCGGTCAACGTCGCCATCTCCCTCTACGAGGGTTGCCTTCTTGCCAAGCTTGGCGTCGAGCGGCCTTTCACGGATGCTGAGCTCAAGGATCCAAAGGGACTCAACGTCTACGCAACCTCGGTAGATACCGTCTGCGTCGACTGGGTGGCGATCTGGTTGGGTCCTCTGACCGGGGACGAAGCTGGTGACTGGGGGCCAGAGAAGCTGAAGCGGTTCGATACCGTCAGGATGAGCCTGCTCCAGCAGTACGTGAAGCTTCTTCTGCCCCGCAAGCCCTAGTCGATGCCGCCTTCGTCCTCCACGGCTTCGTGGAGGGGGATCTTGCAGGTTGTTCCAACGTGCACCGGCTTCTCGCCGTTGAGCACGTTAAAGCGCCGTCGCAGCTCTTCCATCTCGTCCTGTGACAGGTTGACCCGTGCCTTCATCCTGATGATGGCATCGATGGTGTGGCCGGGCATGAAGCAGTGGAGGACGTGCGGGTAGGTCATGGTGGCCTATTTATCGGGGTGACCTGGAGGCCATAAATAGGTCCTGACCTGAGGACCAATCCATGGCTTTCGACTTCAATGCCAAGACAACGCACGACCTCTGGATCGAGGCCCGTGAGTTCAACATCACGATCTCTCGGCCAACACCGACGACGATCAAGCTCGACATCGTCTACCCGAAGGACCTCGCCGTTACCGACGGCGCCGTCGTTCTGCTGCACGACCGCTCGATCACCCCAAACAACTACCCACAGGACGGTCAACGCTACACGGCTTCTACCGACTGGACAGCTCCGGTCGACGAGGTCGGCGGGCCAACCGTCGGCGCCAATGTCGTCGCCTTCTACTCGACGATTCTCGGCAACCCGCTACCGACGGCCCTTTCCGCCGACGGCACCGAGTACACCTTCAGCGTCACCATCACCAATACCGACCCCAACACCATCTACTACGGGTCGGTCCACGCCCTCTCCAATGTCCTGCAGTACTACCCGATCGGGGTGCAGTCCTACCCGCTGGAAGCTTCCCGTATCGAGAAGGATAGCTCGTCCTACGCCGGTAGCATTCCCTCCCTGGCCGAGGCACCGACCAACCCGACGAACGGCTTCGTCTACTACGACAAGGGCCTCGGTATCCTGCAGTACTGGACGGGCACCAGCTGGATCTCGACCCGTGACGACAATGTGCCGACCGGTCCCATCGACCCAGGTCAGGCCGGTCAGACCTACTTCCTGACGGTCGACGCCACCATCCGCATCTTCGACGGTACCAAGTGGGTCATCGCCACCCCAACCAACCTCCAGTTCCGCCTGCCGACCAACACCTGGGCCCCGCTGGGCAAGGTCTCCTCCGGCGTCTACCTGCCCACTCTGCCTGACGCCTTCGGTGCCAACCAGCCGGTCCTGCCCGACGCACCGGCCCTCGGCGACTTCTTCTTCGACTTCACGCAGCAGCGGGGCTTCTACTGGGACGGCATCAACTGGACCTACCCGACCTCGGCTAACAGCCTCTTCAGCAAGCCGCCGATGATGCCGGCCTTCATCACGCCCCTGCGGGCCGAGGGCTCCCAGCTGCCGTCGCCCTACCTGGGCCAGCTCTTCTACAACACGACGAAGAAGGTGCTTAATGTCTGGAACGGCACCACCTGGATCCAGGCCAACACCGACCAGCAGGGCACGCCCATCTCCGACAAGGTCGGCATCGGCAGCGACGGCTCCTACGAGGCCCGCATTCGCCTCATCAAGGTTCTCAAGAACCAGCTTGGCTATCCGGTGCAGTGCGTTGAGCTGAAGGAAGAACAGTTCAACATCGCCATCGACAACGCCCTTGACACCTACCGTCAGCTCTGCGACCACGCCTACTCGCAGCGGTTCATCATCATGACGCTGAGCGAGGACCAGCAGACCTACTACCTCAACTCGTCGAGCGACAACACCGACAAGGTCGTCAGCGTCCACAAGATCAACCGCCTCAACATCCTTGGTGCCAACTCCCTGAACTGGGACACCAATGTCTACTTCCAGAACTTCGTCAACCAGTACTACACCTCTGGCTACACCGACATGCTGTCGATCCACATGGTGCACTCGCTCTCGGAGGACTTCCAGCGGCTCTTTGCTGGTGACATGCCCTTCATCTGGGACGAGGCGACCCGTGAGCTGACGATCCTCCGCAAGGTGGCTCGTGCCGAGCGCATCATTCTCGAGGTGGAGATCGAGCGCACCGAGCAGGAGCTCCTGCTCGACCGCTGGTGCAAGCAGTGGCTGCAGAACTGGGCGTTGGCCGAGTGCAAGGAGTACCTGGGTCTGATCCGCACCAAGTACAGCTCAGGCACGCCGGGTCCGTCCGGTCCAATCAACCTCAACGGCGAGCTGCTGCTGAGCGATGCTCGACAGGACATGACGGACCTGCGTGAGCAGCTCTTGAACTACGAGTTCGGCGGCCTGATCGGAAAGGGCAATGTGTCCTTCCTCATGGGCTAACGGGCCGGGAATGTTTGAGCCAGCATGACCCCCTCCTTCCCTCAGCTTCCGATCACCGACTGCCCTGACGGCGCCGGTACCCTCAACTCGCAGCCAAACGGTGGGCTGCCGGCCAAGCCTGTCACCGTCAACCCCTACACGCCGCCTGACCTCTGCATTGGCGAGTTCCGCATCACGCAGGGCGAGTGCGCCGACATCGAGAACTCCTTTCAAGAGAGCCTCGCTGCCGAGAACCTGGCCATCTCGGGCGTGCCCATCAATGTCTTCAAGCTCCTCGGCGTCCACGAGCAGGGCAAGCTCATCGACCTCACCGGCCAGGGCACGGCCATCTCCTCCAGCGGCACCGCCACCAACGCCTTCGACGCCCTCGCCGGGGACTGGGTCAGCGTCGAGCAGGGCATGACCGTCGTCACCAAGCCGGCCTGGATCGGCTACGACCTCGGCATCCGGAAGACGAGCTTCGGGCAGCCCGAGAACGCACCTGCCGTCGGTGCCACCCAGCACATCACCTCCTTCCGCATCACGCAGCCCTCGCCCGTTCTGGTCCGACAGGTCCGCGTCGAACGGTCCGACGGCGGCTACAAGGTGGTGCCTGCCAACGTCTTCTTCTCGGGGACCGGCAACGGCACCTTCAGCGGCTTCATCGCCGGCTATGCCGCTCGTCCGGGTATGCTGATGATCTCGGCCCTGACACCGACGACCTTCAGCGTCACCTTCCTCTCGGCCCCCGGCACCTTCGTCCTCGGCGTCGCCACCGTCGGTCGGCGCTTCAACTCGGATGTTGGCTCCTTCACCATCAGCGCAGGCTCAACGCCCTTCGTGGCGGGCGACCTCTTCTCGGCGCAGGTGGAGCTCGACTGGTACAGGGTCGATGTCGTCAACCTGCCCGATGTGCCGGTGGCCCTCATCAACATCAAGCAGTCGGCCGCCTCCCGCTACTGGCGCCTGGTACCGACGATGTTCCTCGGTGGCCCGACCGACAGCTGGACGGTCAGCAAGCTCGAGCTCTTCGACTACGCCGCCACCACCCTCGACAACATCCAGGACCCGCTCTTCATGGAGAACCGGGACCGAGACTACGCCACCTCCAGCATCCAGCTGAAGGCCGCCTACCAGCCATTTGACGGCATGAGCGACATGAGCAAGTTCGGCTTCCAGGTGCCGGATGTCTACACCTTCACCCTCTCCTTCGCTGAGATGGTGCGGGCCTTGGGTCGACCCATCGTCGTCGGCGATGTCATCGACCTACCGTCGGAGATGCAGTACGATCACCACCTTCGTCCGGTCCGCAAGTTCATCGAGGTCAACGATGTGGGCTGGTCGGCCGAGGGACACACCACCGGCTGGATGCCGATCATGTACCGCTTCTCGGCGCAGCAGCTCATTCCCAGCCAGGAGCACCGTGACCTGCTGGGCACCATCGACACGCAGAAGTATGTCGTCGATGACGGCTCCTTCTTCAACGGCCTCGAGCAGATCCAGACCACACCGCTGACCGTCACCGAGGCCAACGAGGCCGAGGCCCGTCAGAAGGTGCCTGAGCAGGGCACCAATGTCCGTGAGCTGGCTTCTGGCACCAACCGCTTCGGTCAACCCGGCTCCTACGACGGCGTCGGCCCCTATGTCGAGGACGGCCTGCCACCCGATGGCCAACCCTACCTCAGCGGCTTCAAGCTGCCCGATGTCTCGTCAGGGGTGGACGGCCAGTTCTTCCGGCTGGAATACGATCCCCAGCTCAACATCGCCGCCCGTCTCTACAAGTTCTCAGGTGTCAAGAACAAGTGGATCTTCGTCGAGACCGACCGGCGTGGTGAGCGTTCGGCCCATCGTCCATCACAGATCGCCATCCTGCAGCTTGGTGACCAGCGCCCCCTCGGAGACAAGCTATGAAGGTCATGGAGCTTCTCGTTGAGAATGATGATTTTCAGCGGAAGTATCACCTGCACAGGGCATTCAAGGAGAAGCACGCCACCGAAATTGGTGATAAGAGCTTCCATGGTGATGGGTATCCGTTCACCGACGCCTACTACATGAGCGACGAAGAGTGGTTGGAGGACGATAAGATCACTACCCGCATAGAGACACATATGCACCAGTTCGTGAAGTGGCTGGTTGACAGCTTCAAGCTGGATCCTTATAATATCGCCATGCGACTGTGCGTCATGGTCAATGGCACCTACAAGCTGGAGATTGGTCTGCCTGGGAAGAAGTACCAAGGTGAGGATAATCTTACCATCAAGCTGCTGCTGAAGCACCTGCCTGCCAAGCTAAAGCAGTTAGTGCCTGAGATCAAGCTGGAAGGTGATCTATACGTCCACCGCACCCAGAAGAAGATCACCATTCACGGTATGATAGCACCCACCTCTGACCACTACGATGAACTGCGGAATCGGTGTGTCTTTGGACGCTACGACTACAACCCTGAAGCATTGACACAAGATAGGTTTAAGCAGTTCAAGAAACATAAGAGTGAGCAGTACGGCGAGCTGATGCTGCGCAAGGCAATCAAGGCAGGTGAGATTGAAGATCGCTGAACTCCTCGAGGGCACGCTTCGCCGTGGCCACTACGACTACGGTCATCACCCAACGGCGCGTGACATGGGCCTGGCCTACTGGTACAACGAGGTAGTGCCCAAGCTATCTCAGATCTTCAAGATCCCTGCTGTCAACTTCAAGGCACAGGGCGACTTCGGCTTCGATTGGTACCAGTCCAAGAACAACGGACTGTACTCCACCGAGAAGGCGCTGCTCAGGGTCATCCTTCGCAAGAAAGGCCTGGACGCCGACCTCATCGCCTCCATGCTGCCGAAGGCCCTGAAGGCCGAGCTCAGCAGGCGCTTCGTTGATGTCGAGGTGTCGCCTGCCAAGCTGACACCTGCAGAAGAAGATCTCAATCTCAGGTTGAATCCGCCCTATCTAGATCTCTCCTTCAAGACGAAGTATCCGCAGGCGTGGATCGACCATGACAAGCAGCGGTACAACATCAACTGGAACTGAGATGAAGACCTTCAAGCAGTTCCTTGCCGAGATCGACCATGACGATGATGTCTACCACAAGGACGCCTCTGATTGGTCGGCCGCCCGTGCACCCATTACCGGACTGAAACCTCTCCTCAAGCTGGAGAACGGTGAACAGGTAATGTGGGCCCCTAACCTACCCGCCAAGGACTACTACAAGGTGGCGATGGTCGATGGTGAGAAGGTGGCCGTCCTTATGGAACTCCAGCACCGGGAGTTCAAGGTGCCTGGTGGACGGCTCATCGGCGTCAGCGTGCCGTCCCTCAGCTCCCGCACCGAGTACCGTGGCAAGGGGCTGCCGGCCAAGATCTACCAGGCCCTCATCGACCATGGTCAGGTCCTCTTCAGCTCGGACAGCCAGACGACCGGCAGCCGACGCCTCTGGGAAGCCCTGGCCCAACGCAACACGACCTTCGTCCTGGCTACGGATAGCGCTGCCCGCTTCTACGCCCACCGCTACGAGCAGCACGAGGGCCAGCCGAATGTCCTCCTCACCGGCTCCTTCAAGCGGATGAATGACGAGGCCTATGCCAGCGAAGAGACCCGCTGGGTCATCGTCCCGAAGGACCTGCCAGGGCTTGACCGCCTGCAGCAGGAAGCCATCTCCCTGGACTAAATAGCCCATGATTCAATACTACTTCTACGAGCAGCAGCTCCGCAGCTACCTGCTTCAGTTTGTCTCCATCTTCTACGGGCTCCGGGTAAAGACCGGCAAGGGCTCGTGCGATGAGGAGCAGTTCATCAGCGTGCCCATCGTCATCGGTCACCGGGACCGGGTCGTCACCGCCCTGATGAGCGGCAACACCTCCAACCGATCCTTCAGCCTGCCGACGATGTCGGTCCA